GGGCGTTTCTCCTACTCCTCAAGCCAAACCCTCTACCTATAATGGTAAGACCACAACCTCTAATAATCCAAGTGAAGTTTTTAATCAATTAGGACTTAAAGATACGGACTATTCTAATTGGCAGAATCAATTTTCTGACCCTCAAGATTTTTTAAACTCTATTGAAAGAGGTTATCAATCTCAAGAAAATGTCTTTGGACAACAAGAGAATGCTTTACAACAGGCTCTTAAAAACTTTACTGATGTTATTAATGCCGACTATTCAGCTAATTTAGCTAAAGGAAAAGCCGCCAAAGATTCCACCGCAGGAAAACTTGCTGAGAACAAAGTCATAGCAGAACAAAAGAAACAAGATGCTCTTTCGGCTGCCAGTAAACTCTACAACGAACTTCAACAGGGTTTTAGACAACGATTTGGTGGTTCTACAAGTGCTGGAGAGGCTTCACAAGCCATTCTGGGTTCAGAGCAACAGCGACAATTGGGTAATGTTCAAAAGACTTATCAAGAAACCGTTAGAGATATTCAGAGACAATCAATTGATTTAGATAACAACTACAATGCTGCGGTTCAACAGTTAGATGTCGATATGCAACGTCAAAAAGCTGAGGTTCAACAGAACTTTCAGACCAACATGACAAATATAGCCAATAACAGAGCTTCGTCTTTCCAGGCCAAAGAACAAGCCAAGATGACGCTTTTAATGAACGTTAGAGACAATCTTGCAGCTATCGAACAAAGCAAGGTTCAATACAAACAGCAATTAGATATGATGAATCAACAAGCTAAGATTCAACTTGATGCTCAATTAAAAGCACAGAGCCAAGCCAATCAAGGGTTTGTAACTAATGCACAAAATGCCGTAGGACAGATACCCACAAATGTAACTACTAACCTAACTCCTAGTGCAACCAAAACCACAACCAATGTTATGCCGGGTAATGCTTTAACTCAGGCTCAAGGACAAATTTCTACACCTTATAGTTATAAGGATGAGTTAGGTCTTTCTTCTCTACTTAGATAGATGTTGTAAATATTAGCCATCATTCCTTAAACTAGGTTATGGCACTAAAAGATGACTTAATTTTTCAAGCAACGAACAGGGTAAGGGATTTTGCCTTAAATTATCTTAGAGAAGTTGAAAGAAACAAACAAACACCATTTTTTAATAATACTGGTAATAATCCTGTTCAGTGGGCTGGGAAGGTAGTTCAAGATGTAAAACAAAGAGGTGCTTTTGAGGGACTTCACGATATAACATATCCAATAACAATGAATCCCTATGTTAAACCCATATTGGAGCCAATAGTAAGTAAGGCAAGAGTAGCAAATTATAAATCGGGAAGAAAAAATAATCTTGTAAATTCATTATTAGGTCAAAAAAGAGGAACTCCCGGGGTAATGCCCAAAAGGAGTGTTAAGTAAATGGCTCTCAAACAAAGTCTTATTCAACAGGCGGTATCAAAAGTACAGCAATTCGCTTCAAATATTGGTAAAAGTGTAAGTGATAATCAAGGATGGTTTCAACAGGGTCAGTTCACTCCAATTAAAGCAATAACTAATAATTGGTCTTCATATAATCCTATAACACAGGGTTTAGTTAAAGCACAAACAATAGGGGAAAACTTTGTCAAAAATCCGATTCCTCAATTTAATATTCAACCTCAAAATAATTTACTTTCTAAAGTTGGAAAAACTGTCGCTAATATTCCAATAGGAATGGCAAATTCAGTAGTGGGAGGAGGTATATTATCTCCACTTACAGATGTGGCTCAAATGGGTTTAAGTAAATTAGGTGGTACTTCTCCTACATATGACACTATGCGTAGTGGAGCAGGTAGATTGGGATTACAAGTAGCCGGTAAAATCAACCCTGATACTATTTCTCAATATGGTACTAAATATAGTGGAAAACAGATAGTTGGAAATTTGGCTAATACGTCATTACCAATTTTAAATGCTTGGACTCCAACGGGTGGTAAAGCATTAGTAGAACAAGGTTTAAAAGGTGGAAGTACAATTTTAAATTCAATTAAAACAGGTGCAATGGAGGGTGGAAAATTAGGTGCTGGATTTGGACTAATACAAGGATTATCAGATAATCGTGAAGTTCAAAAGAATATAGATTATATAAAAAATGTTGGTTTAAGTTCTGTTAGTGGAGCAGTATTTGGTGCCGTGTTAGGTGGAGCTTTAAAAGGAATACCAGAGGCTTATTCACAGGTTAAAAATATTCTTACTAATAAAGTCCAACAAATTAAACCAAATCTAACTCCCCAACAAGCAGAACAAGAAGCGGTACGTTATATCAAACTAGAAAGTGGAAGATTAGCGGGAAGTAAACCAAAGTTTAAAGATATAAATGATGTTAAATTTATTGGAGATTTACGAGAATCTATAGGATTAAGTCGTAATGGTGATGAAATTCCACAAATGGGTTTAAGTATTCGTAGTAAAACTAAAGAAGAACATATTGCTGGTTTATCTAAAATCTCTACACCAGAAGTAGGAGGGATAGCAAAACTAATTGAAGACACTAAAGTTAAAAGATTACAAGTATTGAAAGATATTGAGTCTCTTAAAAGTAAATCCCCGATGAGTCAGAGCGTAGAACTACCTAAACTACAAAAAAAATTAGATATGTATGAATCAGTTTTGACTAATCATACGGGTAATCCAGAAGGATGGCGGGGTGGAGCACAATTAAATGAGATGGAATCCCCTCTCTCCCCTATAAAGACAGGAGAAGTAAAACAACCTATCGCACCAGTTCTAAAAACAAACCAGAAAAATTTAGAAGCACCGGTAGCACCAAAAGGGAAAATACAAGTATCCAAGCCAAAAATTTCACAAGCTCCTCAAACAACACTCGAAAATTCACAACCTATTATAGCAAAAGAAAGGGGTTTTGTTACTACTGTTAAGGAATCAGAACAGGCTATCCCCGAAGTTAAGGCAAAATTAGAAGGAACTTATATTCCAATAACCAATAAAGAAACCCTATCTAAGGCTAAACAACTTGTCGATGAAAACTATGATATAGCTAAACAAAGAGTTTTAGGAGATGAATATAGTGCTGAAGTAACAGCTATTGGGGAAGAGTTGGCCCAAAGAATGCAAAAAGAAGGTCGTGTTGATGATGCTATTGAGATATTTGAAACTCTATCTAGAAAGGCAACCGAAGCAGGACAAGCCAACCAAGCCCTGTCTATTTGGAAAAAACTCAGTCCACAGGGAATGATTAAATTTGCTGAAAAACAAATCCAAAAAGCCAACGAAAGTAAAGGACTATTAACCAAAATATTTAAAAAGGGTGATGCTAAATTAAGTCAAGAAACTAAACGATTTATTACCACCGAAATGTCTAAGGTTCAAAAGATGGTTGATGGACCGGAAAGAAATAAAATAATTCAATCTGTATTAGAAAAGATAAACGACGAGGTTCCTATTGGTGCTTCTGAATTATTTGATGCTTATAGATATCAAAATCTTTTATCTAGCCCCAGAACACAATTAAGAAATGCTTTTCAGAATGCCTATCAAACCCTAATTAACCGTCCACTAACTATTGCCGCCGAAGCAACAACTGACTGGATTGGCTCTAAATTAAGAGGAACACAAAGAACAACGTATCTAAGTGATGTACCTACTTATTATAAAGGTCTTTGGAACTCTAGAATTGATGCCGCTAATGGATTTATGAATATTTTGAAAGGAAAGAGCGAATTTACCAACTTGGACTTAACTCAACTTAGAAATAAAAATATGCCCAAGAAACTGACAGTAGTAAGTAGATTAATGGAGGGGGCAGATAAGTATTTTCAAACACTAATAGGTGGTGGTGAATATGCTAGATTAATGAAAAACGGTGCCACGGAAGAGGTTGCTAAATTAGGAGCCGAAAAGATGGCCCAATATTCTTTATTAAGAAACCTGCCCGATGCTAAGAATAAATCAGGACAAGGACTTTTACTGAGTGCTATAGATAATGCCACAATAGGAATAACCGAATTAGGAAGAAAAATACCCCTATTTAGGTGGTTCGTTCCTTTTATAAGAACGCCCATGAATGCTGCTAAGCAGTGGATTGAATATAGTCCTTTGGGGATTGCTACTACTATTGGTGCTAAGAATAAATCCTCTCAAATAGCCAAATCAATGATTGGAAGTGCAGTAGTTGCCATTGGTGCTAATCTAGCTTTTGATGACAGAACTACATGGTCTGCTCCAACTGATGCTAAGGAAAAAGAGTTGTTCTATGCTTCAGGAAAAAAACCTTATTCAATTAAAATAGGTGATAAATGGGTACCAATGGTTTATTTTGGTCCACAAGCCTTAGCCCTAGCAATTCCGGCCGCCGTAAAACAATATCAAGAGGATAGCCGAACTGCACTTACAGATAGCCAAATTGAAAAAGTTACCAAAACAGTTACTTCAATGTTGGGATTCTTCAGTGAACAAACATTTTTACAAGGCATGGGTAATTTTGTCAGGGCTGTCTCAGGAGATGCCGATTATACTTTTGCTGGTAATATATCTGGTGCTGTTGGTCAAGTAATACCATTAAGTTCTCTTCAGAGATATATTGCCCAAATAGTTGACCCAATATTCAGAAAAACAGGTGGTACTACAATGACTGAACAAGTTGGAAATCAATTTAAATCACAGATTCCGTTTTTGACTAAAAGTCTAGAACCTTATACTTCACCCGACGGGGAGTTATCTAAAAGAAACCTATCAGATTATATTGCTCCTTATTCAATAGGACAATCTAAACCTGAATATGATACGTTATTAGAACAAAGACAATCTAAACTTCAAGAGAATGCAGTTCTTAATAAACAAGAAAAGGAATTATTAAAAGGTAAAACTTCGATTGGTGTTGTTGGGGAAAAAATGCAATATGTAAACGAAGAGGGAAATGTAAGTACCATAAATTTAGCTAAACTCAGTGAAATTGCCGCCCTTCCGACTACTAATCGTTATGAAACGGCCATTAAAGAGAGTAAACAATTTTCTCAAGCTGGTACAATTTTAGACAACGATTATCTAACCCAAGAACAGAAACAACTCGCCCTAACTAAACTTGGAATAGACCAAACTAAAGCGGCTTATTATACGATAGCCAATGATGATACTAATAAAAAGACCATGTATGTGATGGACTCCCTCCAGGGGTCAGATAATCCCCTCGAAATCCTCGCTAAACAACGGGAACAAGTAAACGGTCAAATGATAGCCTCTAATGCTGTTTTAGACAACTTAGTCGATGAAGGACTCATCACAAAAGCACAAGCAACTCAACTTAAAAAATATAAGTATGAGAATGGAACTTTAACTCCGATTAAAAAATCCACAGGTACAAAAGCTAAAAAGATTTCTATCAAACGTCCAACTCTTAAAAAAATAAAAATGAAACAGGTTAAGATTAAGACAATTAAAACCAAAACATTTAAACCTATTAAGCTAAAAGTTCCCAAGAAACTCAAGGTTAAAAAATTAAAGATGAACAAAATTTGATAATAACAAGTTAAAAAAATTAAACTAATTTATGTCGATAATATATCCCACATCAAAAAACTGCGTCCAAAAAACACTAGACGCTCAATTATTAACCGGTGCAACAGCTTCGGTTACGCTTAATAATGTAGTTGGAATTCAAAACAAGGCAGGAGTTTTTGTGGTTGACCGTGTTGACGCTAATAATAATCTTACTCCAAGCAAAAGAGAATATGTGTCTTTTACGGGTGTTAGTGGCTCTACATTGACCGGATTAACAAGAAACGCTGATGGAGGTGGTTCAGACCAAGACCACGCTGTTGGAGCGATTGTAGAGTTTGTGGGTGATGTTTTACAGCAACAAGCAATAATAGATACTTTGGGTGTACAACATGGATTAACCGATGGTGTCCATACCTCCGCCCTCGTAACTTCGTTAAAAGCCACAGGTGCAGTTAACGACACAGGTACTTCAGACATAACTATTGTTACTCCTAAATCAATTGCTGATTCTCACAATGTTCCATCTGTCGCCCCTAGTACATCAGGAAATATAATGACTTCTAATGGTACTGATTGGGTAAGCTCTACTCCTACAGCCGCCGCTTCTTTCTGGACCTTATTTAGTGGTGCTTACGCCTCTGGGACGACCTTAACTGTCGCAGGTGTAGATATGACTGGGATATTTAAAAAAGGTGTTTCTCTCAAATGGCTTTCTTCAGCAGACGCTCTAAAAGTTGGTAAGGTAGTCTCATCTTCATTTTCAACTAATACTACAATAACAATCGTCGGCTCTACTGCCGAAGCAGGGGATAAGACCTTCTACTACGGGGCTGATGTGATGTCCGAGACTTTTATAGTCGCTGGTAATCAGAGTACAGGGACGAATGTAAGTAAAACTTGGACAGCTAAAACAGATATTTATCCTATTTCAGTTGACGCAGTTGTAAGTACAGCAGGTACGACAAATTCTACAGATTATGATGTCAACGATGATGGGACGACCATAATTGCTACCAAACCCGCAATCGCCTCAACAGCGACTACAGATTTAGATAATGTCGTTTCCGCTCCGACTACCGCTATAGCAGTCAATTCGGTAGTAACAGTGGATATTGACGCCGCAAGTACAACTCAAGCAATAGATGGCTATGTAACGTTATTTTTTATCCCATCTTGGTGGATAAATAGAACATGAGCTTAGGAGAACTTCGTCCACAATCGGGATTAGTTTGGGGAAGTCATTTAAATGGGGATTCTACTGATTTTAGCGGTGGAAATAGGAATGGCACCGACACTAGCATTACCTACTCACAAGCTAATGGGAAGTTTGGACAAGGGGCGGGTTTTGCTGCGGCTTCAAATAGTAAGATTGTAACAACAGTAAATCCGAACGGATATTTGAAAGCTATTACAATAAACGCCTGGATAAAGGGAACTGCTGTAAGTATGGAAGATTATGCAGGAGTTATAGAAGCGAGAAGTGGAGATAATTCAAATTTAACAGGACTTGGTGTCGGTGCTTCTGGTTATGGAGATAAAACAAAAATAGAATTTTCAGTTAATAGCCAATCATCTGGTACACCAACTTTTGTTATTACTGGTGGATGGCATATGGTGACTGGAATATATGATGGGACAAATATAAAACTTTATATAGACGGAGTTTTATATTCTCAATCCTCTTATACCTCAAATATTGCCACCAATGGAAATTTTTTAATAGGTTCTGACCCCTACGATACAAACAATAGGACTTTTGCCGGTGCTATGGACGAAGTAAGTATTTGGAATGTCGCTAAATCCGCCGCTTGGGTTAGACAACAATATCAGTTAGGGAGGATGGGCGAATGAAAAAACCTACTACTAATAATCAACTCTCAGTAGATATCGCTGTCATCTCTAATAAAGTGGACACAATTAAAGAAAATGTAGTGGAAATTAAAAAGAAAATGGACTGTATGGTTCCAAATGACAGTGACTATAAAGAACTTAAAGATAAAGTAGATTCTCTATGGGACGACAAAAATAGAGTTGTTGGATGGATGCTTGGAGCTGGAGTTGCTGGTGGGGGTATTTCTGCCTTATTAGGTAGTTTGGTTAAAATAGTATCAGCAAATATAAGATGAATTATATAGATTTCAAAAATAAATTTTTAGGAAAACCCATAGATTTTGATGGAGCTTATGGTCAGCAATGTTTCGATGTTTACCGCCAATATTGTAAAGATTTAGGTTTTAATCAAAGTCCCCCCTCTGAAGGAGCAAAAGATATTTGGAATAACTTTTTAAAAGAAAACTTTATTAAAATCCCCAATACTCCTGAAGGTGTCCCCTTACAGGGAGATGTCGTAATTTGGGGAATAACTATTGGCCCTTATGGACACGTAGCCATTTTTGACCGAGGAGATAACACTTCATTTACTTCAATCGACCAAAACTGGCCTTCAGACGGTGGTAAGGGAGTTTTACACGAAGTCACACATACTTATAAAGGTGTCTTAGGTTGGTTGAGACCAATTATTAAAGAATTAACCGAAGTCACTGAAGAACAGAAAAGAATCTTAACTTTTATAGGTGATTCAACTGAAGGAAAAATTCGTGAAGCCTTTGGAGCCCTAGCAGACAAAGGAAGACTTGAGGGAGAAAACAAGACTTTGAAAAACTTATCTGATGATTTGGATTCTAAAGTTAAAGAATTAGTCGAGCAACTAGCCATAGAACAGAAAAACGGAGTGGTTTGGCAGAAGGAACTTGAGACTGCTAACAAAGAAGTTAATAAATTACAGGCTCAATTAACAAACCTCGCCAAAGAGAAAAATCAGTATAAAAATTGGTATGAGGCGAAATGCGAGGAGTTAAAAAAACTTGACAAAATGACTGCTTGGCAGCATATCCGGCATGGTATAAACTTATTAATTAAACAATCAAAATGACTTCAAAAAAGTTCACTCTAAACAAAGCAGACCTAATTGCTTGGGGTAAAAACGCTCTTTGGTTTTTAGCACCTACTTTACTCGTTCTTCTTCCCTCCGTAGTAGGAATAATTCCTGCCGATTGGAAATATGCCGCTGTAGCTATCTACTTACTTAATCGGGTAGTAGATATGCTTCGCAGGTGGTACACAGGCAAATAAACAATCCCCTCTTTCGAGGGGAGAGCTTACAGATAGTTTTTGCGGTTGAACAGTCCCAACTGGTGGAACCGCTTGTTCGCCATTGTGAGCGAAACGTGACCTCTGTGTTTGTTTGGAATACCGTGCATAGAGATATTTAAACTGTTAACAGTTTAAATTAAATATCTTGGAGTATTCCGTTGTAATTAGGTTAACAATTTAATTGTTATTAGAATTAATAATTTAAGGAGGTCAAATGGGTAAAGAACAAGGTTTCTATATGCCAGATGGGACATTCAAAAGTCGTGATATAATCATCTTAGAATCAATGAAAAAGGGAGAATTGCCCATTCTCAAGACTCCAACTCTTAAAAGATTAACTTTTACAGATTACTGGAGCCCACGATTTGTTAAACGTCAGGAAGAAGTCCTCGAAGCAAGAGAACAACTTACTAATAAAGTTGAAATCCAATTTCCCTCAGAACGCATTTGTATAAATTTCATAGGAGACTTACACACAGGTGGAGAGTGTGCTTATGACCGAGTAGCCGAAGAATTACAGACGATTGTAACCACACCCAATTCTTATTTAATGTTAATGGGAGATGTGATAGATGGGTTCTTCTTTAATTACGCTCAAATGGAGCAAATAGAACAAGTCCCTGAACAGATTCAATACACGAAGGCTATGCTTAAGTACTTAGGAGAGAATAAAAAACTCTTAATTGGTTGGGCAGGAGACCACGACAAGTGGATGGATAAGATGGGTAACTCAATGTATGCCGACTTTTTTGAAAACACTGGAGCTTATTTTATGTATGGCTTAGGTTATGTGACTCTACAAGTAGGTTCAACAGAATATAAACTTACAGGTGCTCACAGATTACCTGGTAATTCAATTTACAACAACAATCACCCTCAAGACAGAGCTATGCGATTTGGTGGAGCCTGGGGGTCTGATATTATTGTCTCAGGACATAATCACAAGAAAGGCCATTCGGAGAAAACCATTGTTGGATTTGGTGGTGAAGCTACTAAGGTACATGAAATAGCTATCGGTCCTTATAAGACCCAAGACGAATATTCCAAAAAGAATGGTTGGAGTAAGCAAGTCACTTCAGAACTTTATGGCTCTGCGGTTATCTTAGAACCTAAAGAAAAGTATGTTAGATATTACGATGATATTATTTTAGCTAATAGCGAATTAAATGGGTAAAGAACGCTGTGACTATTGTTTACCAGAGTCTAAAGAGATTGTAGATAATGTCGGCCACCTAATGACACTAGATGAGTTAATTGCCATTAGAGGGGGCGTAGAGGCTCTTGGAAGGGTACTTTATTGTGGGGATAGTGAATTGGTTTGTCTTCCTTTGCTTCGGATACAGAAATTAATTTTAAAATATGACCGAAAACCTTAATTTCTTATACTCCGTATTCCCTTCAATCCCCCTGGGTGAATTTGTAGTCGCTAGAGTCAAACCCTTTACTGATATTACTAAGTTAATCCCTCAAGACCAGATAGAGGAAGTCTTTTGGGGTAAGTACGATAATGCCTCTCTTTTAGTGGGTTTTGGCCTGGCAAGACAAGTCGCCAAAGAGTCGGGTAACGCACTCCTAATCTTCAATCCGAAACAAGAGATTACATTTTCAAACAATATAGACTATGGGCAAGGAAAGGTGGATTAGTTTAGGAGCTTTAGCTTATTTATCTCTTTGGAGTTTTAGTCGTGATATTAAGAAAAGAGTTAACGAAGACCAGAATTTCACCTGTGCTAGTTGTGGCCACCGAGTAGGATACTTACAATCCCATCACTGTGTCCCAGAGAACGCCCTAAAAGGTGCAGGAATAAAAGGTTTAGATGTTAGAAGAAATGCAGTCGGACTTTGTAGTGGAGAGTGGGGTAGAGGGGAGGGAAGTAGTGATGACTGTCACGAAATTGCAGATAAGATGGCGATAAATAGAAGGTTGTTTTGGAAAGCCGGGCAGTTTGTTCCTTTAAGTGAAATAGACCCAAATCAATATGTACAGATAAGATGTACAACAAGCAGAAAACATCACCGAAAACATAGATAAAGAGAACCTAATATAAACATAATTACCAATATACCCCAAGCACACAAAGCTAATTCCTCATTTTTCATATCCTTTTGAATCTGGTTATAGTTTATATTTTTCTTTAATTTGTTGTAATTCATCTCTAGTAAATTTATTAGATATTTGGTGAGCATTAGTATAAAGTGTGTCAAACCACCCCTGTCCAAACTCTTTAATTAATCGAATACTGTATTCGGCTAAGTTCCCGTGAAGCCATTTATTACACCGGGGGCATTGGCAGTGTAAATTTCTCTCATCAAAATCTAACTTACCATGCCAGAAGTGTCCGGCTTGATTACCGGGTTTATCACAAGTAAAACAAATATAATTATCTCTTACACAAATCCATTTATGGAATACTCTCTCGGCTTCTTTTTTTAGTTTAGGTAGTGGTCGAAGACTGTGTTTTCTAATCATTTCTTTGATATATATTTTTTTGTACTGGAAGTACCAGAATCTGTTACCACCAGTTTAGAATTAGTCTTTTTTACTGCGTGATTATTGCGTAATTTTTTCATATTCTTTTAAGGCACTTTTAATTTTACTGGCCTCATCTTCCCACTCAAATCTAACAGTAATATTTTTAATAAATATTAATTTATAAATAGCTATTAAGCGTTGTTTAAAACTTAGTTTTACTGGTATGTCTAAATGTTCCATGGTGGACATGATGGGTAATGAACCCATGTACTGCAAAGCAGTCAATTCAATACATGCCCTAAACGTAATGGCGGGGTGTAGTTTACCCTAAAGTTAAGTATTATCACCACACCCCTATAAGGGCTACCGCCCCGTCACAGAGACCATCACCTCTCTGCCAAGTTCCTTTATAGGTATAAGGGAACACTAATTGGATAGATACGTTCGGGAAAATTGTCGACTTACATTCCCCATATCTACCCAGTTACTATTTCCTTAAAAACTAACTAGAGTCTGCCAATACGCTTGTTTGGTTTCAAGTAACTTCACCCAACCTTTCACTACTAGTATGTGAGGGGGATTACTCCCAACGGGTTAGCTGTATTGACCGTTGACTTGACGATTAGCCGCTAAGCTAATAGATTCAAGTTAATTTTTAAATGTGCTAATTGAGAACTGGAAGTGTGAGGCCTAGGTGTCCAGTTATTCCCCCGCTTGGGACACTCCACGCTACACAAAATGTGTTTCGCATAAAGCTCATCAGGCATTCTTAAAAAGAATACGGGGCTAGATGTCTATAGGTTCGCCTCACTGATAGACCACACGCTTTCAATCCTCAATCTTTTAAAGAACTAATTTAACACTAAGTGGTGCGAGTAAGTAAATTAATAATTATTCTCTAATAAGATTTTGTCCATATGGAAATGGAGTTTTTCCATTATCATCTTGTTCGTAGTACCAATTTCTGACGATATCAAACTCATCCCATACACTATTTCTAATTAGAGATTTGACAGCTTCATTTTGTTCTTTGACTGAAAATGAGGCATCAATAATTGTAAGTATTTTTCCTTCTAATTTAGAAAGTACCGAACCTACATCGGTTAAACTGATTTTTGGTTTTCCTGGGTCAGCTAAACCACCAGATTTATAATCATTTGGACTAAAACTTTTTTTTGACATATAACTACTTTTTGGCATAACTAAACTCCTTAGAGTGACTAAACTCGACTTGACTCACACCACTTAATGTTAAAGTACTAATCTCCTAACCCTACAACCAAAGGAGGTAGGTTGTAGAGGACGCTAGTAGAACAATCGTTTAGATTGTAGAGTTAAGAGACTACTTAATTTTATCATGTTTTTTTAACTTATCAGAGACTATGGGAGAGGGGAGATAGGGTCTGATTAATAATTCCTTGTAAGGTAAGTCATCATAAGGAGTAACAGCACTCAACCACTCACCATCGCCAATCTTTTCAAACTGGATTACCTGTCCATTAGGCATTTTTCTATAATAAGTTTGAACCATCATCTTCTTCTCTATCGGTTGTGATTTAGGATTACGTTCAACCCAGAATCCATCTACCAATCGTATACATCCTTGTCTTGCTTTACGTTTAGAGGACTTAATCGTAGAGATGGGTTCTAGTATTGTGGATTTAGTCATAGTTCAAATAAATTTCTAACTTTCTCAATTATTTCTTTTCTAGTGCCTTTACGGTCTTTGTTTATGGCTTTAATATTGGATTTGGCAAATCTTACATCAATTTTATTACCAGAGTAATTTATCTGCTTTTTACTACCCAATCTGATTAGTGTGTCTTCAACTATTTTTTCAATGTGACTAATTATTTCTTCTGACTTAGCCATATGACTTCCATTAATATAACCATCTTCTCCAAATCCATCGGCACTCCTTATTCCAAATCCTTTATTATCCCAAAATTGTTTAGTTGGCATTGTTTGTGATTTAGTCATAGATTATAGAGTCAATTTTATTAACTGGATAAAATGATGTCTGAATTTTATTGTGACCATAACCATTATCTGTATAGTAAGTAATAATCACACCTAATTGGTTATATTCAATTTCATAAAATTCAATTGAGGAAGAGTTATCTTTAAAATATAATGTTCCCTTTATCTCTTTAGATTTATTTTTATCTAGTGATTTCATATTATTTAACAACAGCGGTATAAGTTTTACCGTCAATAGTAACCGAAACCTCCTTACCACTAAAATTGGGTTCTACCTTTTCTTCAGGTAATCCAATTTCTTTTAATATTCCATATTCTAAAGTAGCTCCATTTTGAGGGTCAAACTTTCCACAGGTAATGATTTTATATTCTTCACAATTCTCTCTCCAGGTACATATACCAGCGAATATGTGATAAAAGAACGAAAGTTTTAGATTACAAGTTATTGATAAACCAGCTTCGATACCCTCACCAGCTTTGATACCCTCACCAGCTTTGATACCCGAACCAGCTTTGATACCCCAACCAGCTTCGATACCCCAACCAGCTTCGATACCCGAACCAGCTTCGATACCCAAACCAGCTTTGATACCCTCACCAGCTTTGATACCCAAACCAGCTTCGATACCCGAACCAGCTTTGATACCCTCACCAGCTTTGATACCCCAACCAGCTTCGATACCCCAACCAGCTTCGATACCCTCACCAGCTTTGATACCCTCACCAGCTTTGATACCCAAACCAGCTTTGATACCCGAACCAGCTTCTGCGATTATATGTCCAGTGGCTTTTATATAGCCACCAAATCTGACATAACCAAGCCCTCCCTCAATTTCTATATGTCCTTGAAAGTCTGATACATCAGTTTTACCAACATATTCTTTCCAATAGTAATTGGTTCCTTTAAAATCTTTTGATGTTAAGCGTAATGTTTTCATTTTTTAATTAAACGATTAACCGTTCTAATTACCTCATTGAGTTTTTCACCCAACTCATCATAAGAATAATTAACAGATTGGTCTATCTCCTCTACTGGGGAGGGTTTTAAATTTCTCTTATTTCTAGGACAATCATAAGTATGATTAGGTATTTTTTCTAAACAAAATTTACAACACTCTTTCTCAGGGAGAGTTGAGAGGAGCATTGACTTAACCCCGTGATAAGTATCAGCGTCTATGACATATTTACCATCTAATCTGACACGAACATTTTTAGTCAACTCATTCCAACATTCTTTACGACCATATTCAAATTTTATTGTTTTCATTTATTTTATTGACTGTATTAAACTAATAATTGGATAAACTATAAAAGTGAATGTTAGATAAGCGGTGAAGAAGGTTTTAGCGGTGTTCATCTACAATCCACCTTACCATTTTTACAGACTGACCAAGCGTTCCAATTTCCTTGTTCAAGTCTTAATTTATAAGCAAAGCGTATGTTTTGTTCATAATCTAATCTGTCGGCTCTTGAAATGCGTTTATTATGAACGTCATTAATTTGCATTGCACCAATATCAAATGTACCGTTAGAATTTTTACCTATGGCGTCCGGTCTCATTCCACATTCAGCTTTACTAATTCTAATAGCAATCATAATGTCTTTATTAGAAACTCCCAATTCCTCACCAACATCTCTAAAGCATTTCATTACATCGGCACAGAATGGACGTGGTTGTGGTTCATCAGCTCTCACCTCTGTGGTAAACGTTTCACTGAGGGGCTTAGGTGAAGGATTTTGACTATGGAATATTCCTCCCCCAATAGCAATGCCTAACAGAATAGCTAAGAATATCATCGGACCAAACCAATTACTTTTAATAATCGCTTTCCAGTACTTTATTTGTTTACCTCTTTTTGTTCGATAGTCCATAAAATTTTAATTTATAACTACAATACAGCGACAGGGAAGAAGGGAGGGTGGTTCCAATTTTGCCATCCCGACTAATTAGAAAAGTCTGCCTCACTCTCCAATCTGTCCTATCGCCGTATTGTTAATGTTCCTTCTGCTTTGATTAAGTAAAGATAACATGACATTAAAAACCTGTCAAGGGGGATGATTATTTTAATATGCTTTTGTGCCTAAAAGACCAGTCTTCAAGTATCTTTCTAACCTGTTGAAGAATGGCGGTTTCATTAACTTTAGCATAAGCCTCTATTACTTCACCGGTTAAATCAGAGACTCTTATTGTTGAATATCTTTTCATTTTTTGTTTAATTTATAAAATTTATTGTAAGGGTTGTTTCTAAGTTTCATCACTGGGATTAAGTAGCCGGATTTACACCCTGAGTCACCTACACCCTGCATGTCTTTAATCTTGTAGTCTTGAAGTATATACTTAAGAGATTTAACTGGAATCCAATTTATACATTCGTTATCTACGTGAATCCACCAATAGGCTTCAGTGGTAGAAATTCCTGATGGTTTGTCTTCATAAGAGGTTTCAATCATATAGTTTCCGGTAGTTTCACTCATTGGGTCATATTTAACTTCTAGTGTCCACTCTTTCTCAGGTATGACAATATCGTACTCTTTTTTATATCCCTCAACTACGTAAGCTTTGGGATATTTTTTCTTTATAATATCGCAGATAAGGTGTTCTACTGTCTTGCCCTTGATTAAATCGTCCTTAAATGTCATTTAGGCCACTCAATAAATTTACAACCCTCGGCTTGTTTAGTCGCCGGATTCCATTTATTAGTCGAACACTTAATTACTCTCTCACCTTTTATCATGGCATAGACCAGGGAATTATTACAAGTCGGACATTTTCTATCGGGGACAATTTCTGCTGGGGGTTTAGGTCCAAAACTCTTTTTCTCCTGGGGTTTGAATCCTTTAGTTTTAAGCGACTCTTCAAGTATTCCCATATTTATTAATAATTCAAACATCTTTTCATCTCTTAGGGTTAAGAGTAGGGGAAACCCATTAGGACTTATAAGCGAATAGGTTACACTGGTTGGACTTTCGTTACTCATATATTCCATTTATTAAATCTTTAACCCTTTTTACGTTAAAAACTGCGTTATTAATCACCACCTGAGGAAATTGATTTAAGTTTAAGTTCTTTAGACTTATTTCAATATTATCTAACAGATTAAGTTCGTTTTGCTTTCTAGTTAATTTAGGATTCATCTAATATCTCCTCATTTTGCATACCATCATTTAATAAATCCCAATCTTCTGGTTCAGTACCTAAGTCCATCTCTTCTACTTCACTAGAGACTTTAGGGTAAACGATTCCTTCGTTTTGTATCTTCTTACCAAGAAACTCATCTTCTACTAAAGATTGAAAAGCCTCATTAGGAATTGAAGGATTAAGCGACATTTTCTTTAGGACTTTTTGTTCAGCGTCAAAATATGAAATCATAGGTTTGTAATTTGTAACTAAGAGGAGTATAACTTGACACCATTATAATGTCAATGGGTAAGTGAAACCAACTAAAAAGCCCCTCGGCGAGAAGGAGCTTAATAGTCTATGATTTCTATTTATTATACCACCGGTCCAAAGATGAGTTCGGCCGCCGTTTGTAAATTAATTTCTGGTAAATTAGCTATTTGAGTCTTAAGGCGGGTAGCGATTACTGAGTCGCATTTAAAAGCCCACCACTGAGGGTCTGAATTACTTTTAGGAACTTTACCAATCCACCTCTGTCTTAAATTGTTAAGCTGGGTCTCTAGTTCTGATTTTGACATATATGTTTTAAATTAATAACAAAGTAGTCTTTTATATATCACTTAGGTAAACGGCTTTAGATTCTTATTTGGTGTTTAGTTTGTCGTTTCTTTAACGTCTAAACTTCGGTTTCTCTCTCCGTTATACTTTGGTTATTTTTTAACGGGCGGTGTGGGTTGAAACCTCTTAGCCTACGCCCCACTCTCAATCACTTGAGGATTCCGTGTTTGAGTTCCTGCTACTCCCGTCGGTTTGATGGCTTTCCGTTGCCTTAGTTCGGGAGTCCTGCCGGATTGGTAACTTAGTTATGGGCGACAAAAAATCCCCTGATTGGCAGAGGACTTGACTGAGTGCTAATGATGGTGTTATACTGTAGATGTACATAAGCAATACAAACTATAATCCCTCGCAAGACGTAAGTCAAGTGAGGGTTTATATTTGACATAGTTTTATATAAATTATCCTATTTCACTACGGTATATTTTGTAATAAACTAACCCATGAAAGAAAAAATCCGTAAACGAGCCCTAGATGGCTTACAAGACCGAATTGATAAACTAGCCTGTAAAATAAGAGAAAAAAGGCAAAGAATTATAGATAGCGAAAAAAGATGAAAGCCACGTCTGATTTCACTATTCCTTGTGATTATTGTGGTAAAGCAGCTACGACACACGATTCAAAACATCTGTGTTTAGATTGTTCCCGGATTAGAGATTTGAAAAGAAAAGCATTTAGCATTTTATCTAGATGACACAGAGCAGTGTTTTCTTAATGAATCGAAAATCTATAATAGCTAAAAGAAAGAAGTGTAAGTGCGGTCAGCCTAAGCAACCAAGAAGTAAAGTCTGTATTAAATGTTTTCATAAGTTTGGATTATCAAAAGAAAGCTTACTTAGTAAGAGTAAAAAAGAAAGACGAGCTAAAAAAAAATACTCTAAAAGAGTAGTTCAATTTACTAAAGACGGAGAACTCCTTGCTGTTTGGGATTCAGTAACACAAGCCGGAAGAATATTAAGAGTAGATAGAAATCATATCCGTAAAGCCTGTCAAGGTAAACTAAAAACAAGTGCAGGTTTTAAGTGGAAATACGAGTAGCAGTCTATAAGAGAGTGTGCTAATATACATGGTATGAAGAGGGGCCGTCCAACAGACTATAATGACAGTACAGTAGTAATGTCACAAGCTTATATAGATTCGTGTAGCCGAGAGCAAACAGAATTACCAACGATTGAGGGGTTAGCAATAAGTTTAGGCGTAAATACCGATACTATTGTAGAATGGGAAAAGAAATATCCTGAGTTTTCCGCCACCATAAAAGAGCTTAAAGAAAAACAGAAGAATCAATTAATCAATGATGGGATGTATGGCGGTAAAGAGGTTAATTCAACAATGGCTATTTTTATTCTTAAATGTAATCATGGAATGATAGAAACAGAACGTAAAATGTTAGTAGGAGCAGATGGTAAAGACTTAAAAGGGTTGATAAAGGTTAACTATGGAAAAGAAGATTGATTTAAGTCAATGGCAGACTCAAGTTGCTTTAGATAATCACAGATATAAAGTCATAAATTGCGGACGAAGGGCTGGTAAATCATTCTTAGTAAGTGTAGAGATGCTTAGATTTGCTACTGAGAACACTAAATCAATCGTGTGGTATGTCTCTCCTAACTATAAACAATCTAAAGCAATCATGTGGTCCATGTTAAGAGACCTTATTCCCCCCGAGATAATAGAAAGTAAAAACGAGACCGAATTAAAGTTTGTGTTGACCAACGGGAGTGAGATTCTGTTAAAGGGAGCTCAAGAGCCTGATTCATTAAGAGGTGTCAGAATAGACTTGTGTATTTTTGACGAGACAGCTTTTATAGATAAATGGGAAGAGGTGTGGAAGGTTATCAGACCTACTTTAATTGATTCAAAAGCGAGTGTGTGGTTTATCTCTACTCCTAACGGATTCAATCATTTCAAAAACTTAGCAGACAATGTTAATGAAAAGGGTAAACCAATATTCTTAGAAGGTGAATCTAAATACTTCCACTTCACAACCTACGACAATCCGTTTTTAGACCGAGACGAAATAGAAAAGATGAAGAATGAAATGGACCCAGATTCTTTTGCTCAAGAAGCGATGGGAGAGTTTAAGAAGATGAGTGGAATGATTTACAAAGACTTTACCCGAGAGACACATATGGTAGAGATTCCTTCATTAGACTTCAATTACACATTTACAAGGTCGCTAGACTTCGGCTACGGTCATAAGACTGCTCTTCTATACTTTGCGGTCTCAAGTACGGGTGATGCGATATATTGCTATGATGGCTTGTATCAATCAGGATTAGTAGAGAGTCAGATAGCTGATGTAGTTAAGACTAAAGACTCAGGACATATCATTACTAATCCTGTTGCAGACTCGGCTCAACCCATGTCTATTGAACAGTTAAGAGAATATGGAGTCAACTTTAATCCTGTTGAGAAAGGACCGGACTCAGTTAAAAATGGAATAGCTAGAGTAGCCGAGTTATTAAGAATACGAGCTGATACAGGGAGACCTACTTTGATGTTTAATAAGAACCTAACTTGGATAGCTGATGAATTCGAACAGTATAGGTGGATGGAAGCTCAACAAGACGGAGTAATAAAAGAAGTTCCTTATAAAGTAAATGATGATGCCATGGACGCTATACGATACTTTGCTATGAGTTATAAAACCTCATCAAGTAGCTTACCTGTTTATGATAAAGAGAAATGGAAATGGTAAAAACAAGAGGTTGGACTAAGTGGGGAGGGGGTAGATTGATGTTAGTGAAGTCAAATCCTGCTATTTGGCACTGTCAGGCGTGTGGAGAGGAGCAAACTAGAGAATCTCCGGCCTATATGTTCCCTTTAGGAGAGGAAAACTATATAAAAATATGTTCAGAGTGTGAAAATAAAGTAGTTCGGATAAGAATTGTGTCGTTTCAGGTCCTAAAAGACCAAAATCGTAAGGGACAATGGCTTGATAATAGATAATTAGAACACTTAAACTAGCTTATGACTAAAAAAGAAGATGTTTTGACAGAAGTTATGTCCCATTATGACAAATGGACTGACGATAGAGAGATTAGAATGAATCGTAAGAATGGTTGGAATGACATTACAGCTGCTTATTGGGGTAAATTACCTAAAGACTGGCCTTATAATACTAAAGTTGTTGACCCACGGATTAGGACTTCAATCATTGAGAAGAACGCTAGACTATTAAACTCTAAACTACGAGGACGATTAGTCCCCCGTGAGGGTGCTGATGTCCTTACGGCCAAGATTAACAACGCCAAACTTGATTTTGATTGGGATATCGCAACTTATGGTGGAACGATGCTTTATAAATGGGGAATGATGGACCAAGATACACGCTTGTATGCGTCTAAATTCGGTCTAGTTTATTGGAGAACTGATTATGTTGATGGTAAGTTAGTCTTTGAGGGCAATGAATTCAAACCCTTAGATATTCGTAACTGTGGTATTGACCCAACTTGTGAAGGTATAAGAGATGCTAAGTGGTTTCAATGGCAGAGATGGGAAAAGGTTGAAGATTTAATTGCGGCTAATAAAGATGGTTATCAAAAATATCCCGGATTAAAGAAACTCTTGAGTGCAATTAATAACGGTGAGAACAACCAAGACCGGAGAGATTCAGAGTATCAATCCAAAACACTTAACTTAAAAGGTTTAGAAGACCGTGTGGGTGATGATAAGACTTATCCAGTTGTGGAGATTGTGACAGAGTACCGAGCCGACAAGTGTATTACCTTTAGTCCTAAACATTCAATTGTTATAGGAGAGGAGGATAATAAATATAAGCACAAAAAAATCCCCGTAGTTCAACTTAAGTACTATCCTCTGAACGATGACCCCCTGGGTGAGAGCGAGGTAGAACCCGTACTTCCTTTATGGAAGGCAATAAATGCGGTTCTCTGCTCCCACCTGGACGGGCTTGATTTACGTCAGAAACCCCCAATAGGGATATTAGAAAACGGTGGAAGAATGGAGACCTATGTTTATGGGCCTGAAGCGAAGTGGATAATGAGCAACCCCAATGGAGTCTTTGAACTTCCTATCGGTAAGGGGACAGAGAATTCATTTCAAACTGATTATTCTGCCCTAGTAGCTGCTTTTAATACTGGAATGGGAGATTTGAGTCAAGGTGTCTCAGCAATGGACCCATTCAATCCTGATAAGACAGCCACTGAAATTAAAGCAACCACAAGACAACAGAATACTAGAGACCAAGCCAATCAAACACGATTAGCAGAAGCTTTAGAAGATATGATGGGTATGTGGTTAAGTAACAACCAACAGTTTTTATTTAGCGACCCAACCAAACAAGAATACTTACTTAAAATATTAGGCGATGAGCAATTCGCTTACTTCAAACAAGCCGGACTAGATGAAATGGAAGTCCCCCCTGAAGTTGATGAACAGATTGCCTTAGTTATCCAAGAGAACAATGGTAATGTGAGTGATGATGATATTACTCAAATGCGTGAAATGGGAAAGATTCCTAAATATCCAGTAGAATACACCGAAGGTAAGGGAAAGAATAAAGTTACCAAAGTTAAACCTAAGATGAAAGTCGGAGAACAAGGTGGCGAGGCTCAACTTTCTATTACTCCTGAAGATACTCAAGGGGCTTTTGATTATGTCGCTGATGTTCAATCAATGGGTGCTGGGGCAACAGAAGAGATGAGACAGAGTAATAATATGATTCTCGAAACTCTAGCTAATCCTGCGATTCAGCAAGGACTCGCTCAACAAGGTGATATAATTAAATGGAAAGATTTATTGATTAATAATTTTGAAACAAACGGAGCAAAAGATGCCCAAAGATTCTTCGGACAACTCCCTCAGCAGCCAATCGCTCCAACAGGCCTCAATGTACAAGGCGCTGGACCAACTGGTAGCGTTCCTCCATCTGACCCAACAGGCGGAATGGCAGGACCACCTGCTCCCGTACCTCAAGGCAATGTTGGTGGTCAAATGGCTCCGACCCCGGGACTTTCCTAATCAAGAAGCTTTTATGGAAGCCTACAATGAGGCTCTAGCTGAAGTTAAGATTGCTGAGAAGTTTATAATGGAATTCGACCCGACTAATATAGAATCAAGGATTAAAGATTTACGTCAACAGTTAATGAGGATGGGTCAAGATGCCTGATAAACAAGGACAACCATTAGCTGATTTACCGGATGAAGTATTTGATGGTGAGAAGTTTAGTGTTGAGGTTAAAACTGAAAAATGTAAACACAAAATAGTATTAATTGACCCAACTCATATCCAGTGTAAGAAGTGCCGAGTGGGATGGGAAGGACCTCAGGTCATTAGATTATATGAAGCCTACAAACAAAGTCATAAAAAAGCTTAAAGCAGATATAGTGGCTGAGAAAGCTTATGAGAATAAGTTTATAGAAGCCCGTAGAATACAGAAAAAAGCTGATGAGGAAAGATTAACCGGGTATCAGAAGTTTAAAAAACACCAAGACAAAGAGAGAGTACTTAACGATGAACTAATGGACTTTTTAGCAATGGGAAAGTAAGACTGCTTATTGTTCTTTAATACTTATTTTTTCCTGTGCCATCTTTTTAATCGATTTAAGTATATAGAGATAATTTCTAAATTCTTTTATTATGTTTTCTTTATCACTTTTAGATTTTGATTTTTCATACAATTTTAGATAATCTTCAGATAACTGTTTACTATATTTTTTGAAATGTTGGAATAATTTTTGTCTTTCTTTATTAACAAACTTATATTTATTATATTTATCAGGGTCAAACTCTTTAATCTTATCTATATATTTTTTTACCCATTCCCTTTGCCTACTTCTATGGTTTTTACACCAAGTTCTAAATTTTTTGTTTCTTTTTTCTCTAGTAGTATTATCCATTGGACACTTAATATTTTCCAAAGAATGTGTTTTCATATTATTCTATTCTCCAAACAGTTAAGGTTTCTTCATTTCCTAGACATCTTGCCGTTACTTTAATTTTGGCAGTTTTTGCACATTGATATAATGTTCTCCATTTGTCTCTTGGAAATTCTGTTTTATCTCCTATTTTTTTTAGTTTCAAAAGACTTTCTGTTAATTCAGACATATAATTTCTACAATTCATTTTCGGAGGTATGTTTTTTAAAACATTTTCATTAATCATATTATTAATTATATCACTATTTGATAATTGGACCTCATTTTGCTTACACTACAATTAAGTGAGACTGGTATTGCTTCCCAGGATAATCCCAAGCATTTAAAACATTTCACTAAGGAGTTCTATGGAAGAACAACAAAACGGTCAAGATGTGGAGCAGGATGTCCAAGAAGAAGTGACCACTTCAGAAACACCAGCAGAGTTACCCGAAGATGCGAAAGAGCAGACCAAATTGCAATTTGAGAAGCTTAAAGAACATAATCGGCAGTTGGCAGAGGAAGTTGAAGCCTTAAAAGCTTCACAACCCAAACCACAATCTGTGTTAGAGGGATTGGTTAATCCAATGGCACAAGCGGTTGCGCCTAACCTAACTAATCAACAAGCAGAAGCTATTGCTAAAAGCTTAGTTGATGAAAATGGTTACCTCGACCAAGCACTTTTAGAATCTACTCTAAGAAACGCTGACCAAAAAGTCAGAGAAGCCGAAGCAAAGGCTATTCAAGCGAGTCAGATGGCTGCACAAGCCGTCAATCAGGTGAACAAGTTTGGACAAGACCGAGAGGTCCGCATTGCCCACAAGAAGTTCCCTAATGTTGACCCAGAGAGTCCAAAATTTGATGCTAACTTTTTTAAGTTGGTCAAGAATGAACTCTTAGGAGCCATGTATGAGGGACGGAAATTGGAATTTGTAGATGCTTGCAGGGAAGTGTCCAAAGTCTATTCGCCTAAAAAGGACACGCAAGAAGTCAAAGCAAAAGCTGTCGAAGAGTATAAAGAAACTGTCGCTACTAAAAGTGGGTTAAATCCAACGGGTTCTTCCCGTCCTGAATCAGGTTCTTCTAAAGAGGATTTGATTGAGGGAACAAGAAAAGGCGACCCAGCTAGTATCGCCGCAAGACTAGCAAATCTTTAATAGTTAAATTATAAGTATGGCCTCAACAGATATTTCTGTTATCTCCTATGATGACGGTAGCCGACGTGAATCGCTGCTTTCTATTCTACGAGATGTGTCCCCTAATACGGACAATTATTTCGTTTCGAATTTGAAAAAGGCTCCTAACGCCACTAACACTCTTCATGAGTGGGTAACTTTCAATACTGCTCGACCTACTTCTACTAACTTCGTTGCTGAAGGTGCTGCTGCATCGTACTCAGTTCTTAGCCAACCCGTTCGCACAAGTAACGTAACCGCTATCATTTCCCGACCCGTAAGAGTCACCGGAACTGAAAAAGCGATTGCTGTTGCTACTGGTGAAGACCCATACGTATTCAATAAATCAGAAGCTATCAAAATGCTTAAAGCTGATATGGAATACGCCATCGTCCAAGGTACAAGAGCCTCTGGTGCATCCGGTACTGCTCGTGGTATGACTGGTTTGGTTGGAATGATTTCCACCAACTTTACTGCCCGTGCATCTGGAACTTCCTTCTCCGAAGCCGAATTCAACGATATCATGCAAGATTCCTACAATGCCGTAGGTTCTGCTTACATTGCTGACCTTTTGGTCTGTCCAATGGTGATTAAGCGAAGAATTTCAGGTTTCACGACTAATACTCGTAATATCGAAGCCAAAGAGAAAAGACTAACCTCTGAAGTCCAAGTCTATGATTCCCAAGTCGGAAAATCAGTAATGATTATCCCTCACAAGGATTTGACAGCGACCGCAGGAAACGTTCAAGTCTTAGCTCTCCGTGAAGATACTTTCGCTATGTCATTCCTCAGTGGTAGAGAACCACAATGGCAAGAATTAGCTATAGATGGCGACCGCTCAAATGGTCAATATCTAACCGAGTTCACACTCGTAGCTTATGCTGAAAGAGCATCTGTCAAACGGACTGGTTATCAACACATTTTGTAGTTGATAGGTAGAAGCTAGATTAGCTAGATTAGCCCCCTTTCGAGGGGGCTTTTCTTATGTGATATAATTTCTTATGGATTTTTTGGAGAGGCAAAAGGTCGCAAGAATAAAGACCATTGAGATGTTGGAGGAGAATTTTGTTAGATTAGGCAGACCACAATTTGACCCTGAAAATGAATCTTTCTGGGAATTTATGGAAATTTTAGTAGATACGTGGCATGTAGCCTACCCAAGAGAGGTTTTAGAATGGTTACAGACAAGAGACGATGACTTAATTAACGAAGTTTCACTAGGAGAACAAACTAAAAAGGGTTTACATAAATCTTTTGCTATTCCTATGGGACTTTTTAATATGATTAAGGCTTATTGGAAGGATGCTCAGTTTTTAAATAAGACCTTTGGTCGTAAATTCAAAGCAAGATTTCCTTTATTTAAAAATTCAAACTATACCTAATGAAAATCTCCCTGTGTATGCTCGTAAAAGATGACACCGAAGCTAAAATGCTTGATAGGTGTCTAGACTCTGTTCAGAATTATGTTGATGACGTTTATATTACGGTTACGAATAAGGACCAAAAAGAGATTAAAGCTCTAGCTAAGAAGAGAAACTTTCACCTATCAGAGTTTGAATGGGTTAATGACTTCTCTAAAGCAAGAAACTTTAACTTCAGTCAGGTTAAGGATTGTGATTGGATATTATGGTTAGATGCTGATGATATCTTTGTTGGGGGAGATTTATTGCGTGATGTAGCTGAGACCGCCCTAGAGACTAAGAAGGATATTGTTTTCTTCTCTTATTGGTATGGATGTACTTTTAATGGCGAACCTTCCCAACAGAATCTAGTAACCGTTGATTTGGAACACATGAGAGAACGCTTGATTAGACCGGGTAAGATTGAATGGAAAGGACAACTACACGAAACACCGGTCCCTATTGGACAAACTACACACACATTTGTAAATTATACTAAAGAACTCCCTATTGCAGTCATGCACTCTATTACTGAAAAACAAAGTTTAGAAAAACTTGACCGTAATAAAACTATCTTAGAAAAACAATTAGAATCCGAGGGAAATAATCCAGACCCACGTACATTACTTTACTTGATGAAAATCTATTCTGAACTTCCTGATTATCAGGATAAGGTTCTAGAGTACGGAGTAATTTACTTAGAGAAGTCCGGTTGGGATGAAGAACGTTGTACAGCTTATGAAATGATGGGAAATGTCTATGGAAAGAAAGGTAATCAAAAGAAAGCAGTTGAAATGTATATTAAAGGTATAGCGGAATGGCCTCACCAACCTATGGTTTATCTACGCTTGGCTCAGGCAATGTTTAACTCTAAAAGATATCGTGAATGTAAGCACTGGCTTAATGTGGGAATGAATCTTGATATTAGTAACCGAACAACCTCAATGGTTAATTACGAAGCTATGAAAGCTATAAGTAGCGAACTCTTGCTTAAACTAGCTTTTCAAGTCGAAAAGAATACCAAGAAAGCTTTAGAAGCAGCACGTCTATTACAAAGTGTTCACCCCACATCAGAACATCAAGCAAGTGTAGATTATCTTGAGAATGTTGATGCTTTAAATGACGCCTGTGGATATGTGGATAAACTATGTGACTATCTCGAACTAGCAGGTGAAAATAGTGTAGTAGTCAAACTACTTGATACTTTACCTACCGGAATATCATCTCAACCATTTGCTATCAAAGCCCGTCAACGAAACGTAGAACCTCGTAAGTGGGGGGAGAAAGAGATTTGTTATTTCGCTAACTTTGGTGGTCCTCACTTTGAGAAGTGGGATGGTAATTCTTTAAAGAAAGGAATAGGGGGTTCGGAGACCGCAGTTATTCGTCTCGCAGAAGAGTGGACTAAACTCGGATATAATGTCGCTGTTTATGGTGACCCAGAGAAGCCTTGTTCTGTTAACGGAGTGGTTTACTTACCTTGGTATTGGTTTAATCATAAAGACGACTTTAATATCTTTATTCAATGGCGTGGTTGGGGAATGGCGAATAATGTTAAGTGTAGGAAGTTTCTATTAGACATGCACGATGTCTTTAATGGAATAGACATTGGAGCCGAGGATTTAAAGAAGATTGACAAAATTATGGTCAAATCAAAGTTTCATCGAGACCTCGCACCTACAATACCAGATTCTAAATTCGTTATTATTTCAAATGGAATAAAATGAAATATTGGCAACCAAAATGGCATCCTGGTAGAACACCTAAAGAGTTTTTCTATTCGGTTATTATGTATAACGAAAGAGTTAATAGGTGTGTTAACGAAAGTTTAGTCCTTTTCTGCCTTTTCGCGACGCCGCGAAAAAGCAGAAAAGGACTAATCAACACTGGGAACACTTTTATAGGAGGTTTAAAAAATGAGACAACATAAATTATGGTGGCAATCAAGTTATGACCGAGGTATTCAACATTTATTAAAGATGTGGCCAAAGATTAAAGAGAAGTTTCCTGACACTACACTAGATATTGCTTATGGTTGGGGTTTATTTGCTACACGCTATGCTAACAATCCAGAACGTATGGCTTGGATGGACTCAATGAATAAACTCATGACCCAAGAGGGAATAACCAATCACGGTCGTATAGGTCAAGACGAACTTCGTAAGATTAGAAAAACTTGTGGAATTTGGACCTATCCTACTGATTTTGATGAAATTAACTGTATTGGAGCCCTAGAGACTCAAGCTGATGGGGTTGTGCCTTGTGTAATTAATAAAGCAGCTCTTAATGAGACTGTGGGTTCGGGAGTCAAAGTAGAGGGAGATATTTACGACCCCGACACTAGAGAAGAATACTTAAAACAACTTTTACTTTTAATGGATGACGAAAAGCGATGGAGCGAAGAGATTGAAAAAGGAATAAAATTTGCCTCTAGTTATTCATGGGAGAAAATTGCCAAGAAATGGGTCAACGTATTTTCGGAACACTAATTTGCCAAAATGCAATCCCCGATATTATTAGGTCAATAGAATCGGTTGCCCCTTATGTGGAAGAGTATTTCATTATGGACGGTGGGTCTAAGGACGGTACTTGGGAGTGGTTGAATAAATATAAAGACGTTTACCACCTCACGTTGTTTCAACACCCCTATGATGACCAAGGAATGCAGCGTAACCGTTTAATATCTAAAATACCTAAAAATGTTTGGTGTTTAAATATTGACCAAGACGAGCAAATTCTTTGTCCTGGGTTACAAGAGTATGTAGATAGTATTAGTTTAGATGTAATTGCCGGAAGGGGAAGGGATTTACCCTTAACTCTACGAATCCCTTGTATTAACTTGGTAGATGACCTCTTACACTACAACGACAACACAATGATGTTTATGGCAACTAAGTTTTTTTACAACGATAAAAATCTTCACTTTACTCCGGGGTATCACATGTCCATCTGTTATTATGAAGGGGAACAAAATGCTAATATGATTCCGGTTCCCGAAGAATGGATTATCAAACACTATGCTTATTTAGACAATGAAAGATTAGAAAAATCATCTAAAGACCCTAAAAGATATTATCTTCCCGAAGAATGGGATAGAAATAATTGGAAGGTTACTAATTTACCTGCCAAATGGAAAAAATAGCATTTTTATACGAATCTTCCCTTAAAAAACCAGTAAAAGACGGGTTGAACGCTGCACTAGATGCCCTAGAATCAACGTTTGAGATAAAGAGGATAAATATTATACTTGGATATGAAATTCCTAGTGCTGATTTTTATTTAGGGTGGGGAGCATTCGGTTCTAAGGTTGATATTCTACTTCAAACGTGTAAGGGAAAGAAGGGACTCTGTATTGCTGGAAATGTTAATCCTCCAGCGGGAGCATTAAATTATGATGTACTTTTTTACGAAACTAAGTGGTATCGCCCTCAAATAGACTTTCACCCTAATATAATTCAAGCCTTTGGATACAACTCAGACATTTTCTTTGACCAAAAAAATGAAAGAGATATTGATTATCTTGGAGTAGGAGCTTTTGCTTTATGGAAACGCTGGGATAAATTAATTAACAAAAAGGGTTACCGAATAGTAGTGGGAGAGTTCCAAGTTGGTAATCCAAAAGAGAGTCAAGAGATTTGGGACTTACTAGAAAAGAATAAGGTAATCTGTAAAGATATGGTTTCATCTGAGTTACTAGCGACACTTTATAATCGAGCTAAAACAGTTTACATTCCGGCTGATATTAATGGTGGTGGAGAGAGAGCTATATTAGAAGCCCGTGCCTGTGGGTGTAGAGTAGAAATAGAACCTGATAATCCAAAATTAAAAGAATTATTAATTAGTCCCCTGTGGACACATTTAGACTATGCCAAACGACTACAAGACGGTATACAAAGCGTTAGATGACTCAAGACCAATTACAGAGTTTGATATTTCTTTTCGTTTAGAAGACGCTGAAGAAATTAGCAAAGGTCTTGACCTTCTGCCAAAAAATCCAATTGGGCTAACCATTGGTTCTCACTTAGGAGCTTCGGACTTCTTTATGTGTACTTATAGACCCGACTTAACCTTGTATTCATTAGACTGTAACCCTATGCCTAAGTGGTACTTTAATCTCAAGGGACTAAACGCCATCCCGATAAAGGGAATGAGTGATACTTATCCTTGGGAGAAACCCATTGACCTTTTGTTTGTAGATGGCGACCACTCAGTACAATGGTGTGAGCATGATTTATCTAGATTTATACCCTTTGTTAAAGAAGGAGGAATAATCTCTGGACATGATTTTGATATTCCTACGGTTCGTTTAGTTGTAGATAGATTACTACCAATTTATAAGAGGATTGCCGACGGTCACTCCTATGTGTATCAAAAATGCTTACCCTAGTCATTCCAACTTATACTAAAGACGAGAAATTAGAACGAATGACTTTTGATTTCGCCACAACCTATAAGCAACAAGGAGCCAATATTGTAATTTGTGAAGATGGACAAATAAAATCTAAATGGCTCTTAGATTTGGCCGATTATTATATTTATAATAAAGAAAATGTGGGCTTTACAAAAAATGTTAACCGAGGGTGGAAGTATGCATTGGCTAGTGGAGCTGATTATGTGGCTATTGTTAATTCTGATACTTATTGGATGTCTGGTAGATTAGAGGATTTATGTGTACCCGACCGTATTACTTCTCCAATCTTAGAAAATCAAACCTTTCCCCATCCTCAACTTCGGGGGTCATTCTTTGTTGTTCCTAAGACCGTAAGTGATAGAGTGGGATTCTTAGATGAGAGTATGAAGACTTATTTTAGTGACCAGGACTACGCTAACAAAACGATGGACATATTTAAAGAAATAGAATCAGTTCGTGTCTATCATTTATGTGCAGAATCAATGAAGTCGTATGATAAACGTAAAGAGGATGACGATAATGATGCAATTGTTTATAAAATAAAAAATGAAAATCTACCTTAACTCAGACGATTGGGGAAACTCATGGAATAAAAAACGCTACTTACAGGCGGCTGACGAACGCCTTAATCTTGATGTCTTCCATGATATCAAAGATGCTGACGCTCACGGTGACTATATCCTTAACATAGAACCTTTTACATTTAAGACAGGATATGTGTGGACGGGTATTTGGCAAATAGACACCATCTTTGGACAAGGTAAGGATGAAGAGTGGGAGAGGGCAGATAATGTCTTTATAGCGGTTTCCTCACTTGCGGAACATCTAGAAAAGTACAGAGGTAAAACAACTCTCCTCTTTCAAGCTTGTGACCCGACATTCAACAGAAGATATAAAGAGATAGAACCTAAATTTGACTTTGTGGTTTGTGGAAGTGGGGGTGAGGCTTATAAGGAAAGAGAACGCTTATATGAACTTATGGAAAGTAAATATACTTACGAATCCTATGGTAAAGGACGTTCCCCACAAGAGTATTCAAAAATTCTTAACAATGCTAAGGTTCAGTTCATTCGTTCGGCTAATACTAACATTGCTGATGGTGAGATAGCACAGAGATTCTTTGAGTGCTTGGCTATTGGGCCTGTTTTAACTAATTGGGTGGATGATTTAAAACACACCGGTTTAGTTGAGGGAGAAGATTATATGGCGTATCGCAATGATAAGGAAATGTTTAAAAAAATGGATTTATTATTAAAACCCAAGATTAATCAAAAAATTATGGCTAATGGAAGAAAGAAGGCCCTCTTATGTCACACTTACGAACACAGAATAAATACTATTTTAAGCACCATAAATGAACGAACATTTTAGTCTTGTTATTCCTACCCACCACAGAGAACGTATTTATAAACAGAATGAAATGTATCGAAGGATTAAAGAAACTGCCGGAAATATGGTTGAAGTTATAGCGGTAAGTGATAATCCAGAAATTTATGACAGGGTGATGGGAGATAAAATAGTCAAACTTCCTAATTGGGTTGGGTGGACTAAACAAATGAACATAGCTGAAAAATTTGCTTCTTACGATACTGTCGGACACATGGATGATTCGTGTACTATCTTAGAAAAAAATTGGGCTTCTTTGGCACTAGAGATGTTTGACAGACTTTTTCCCGATGGTATGGGGGTCGTGGAAGTAAGAGGGTGTAAGGATTGTTGGTCGAGAGGAATCTCAAGCCGTAAATATCTCTACTCTTTAAACTTAGGAAATATGTTTTGGCCCGAGTATCTACATGGTGGAGATGAAGAAATTTATGCTAGAAGTAAAGATAATTTTTTTTATTTTAAAAAACCCTTAGTTAAGGAAACTAAATTTAAAGACAGTTCAGGAAAAGTAGTTTCTCAGTTAATTCAATATAATGAAGAACTTTATAACAAAAGATTGCGTCAAGATTTTCCCTTAAAATTTCAATCCGACTGGTTAGAAAATTCAAAGAAATATGAGATATATTAAAGCCAACGACGAGGCATTTAGAAACCAGTTTTGTATCAGTTCACTTTGGCCTGATGCCATATTAGATATAGCAGACGATGTTTCACTGGAACCATTTACTACAATATTGTGTCATAAAAAAATAGTTATTGAAGAGGGATGTCAAATTGCTTCAGGAGTTAAGATAGTGGACCACAATCATTATATTCCCAAAACGAGGGAAGAAATGCCACTTATAAAAAAAGCAGAGAAAGCTAAGGCAATTCATATAGGTAAATATTGTTGGATTGGAAGCAACGCTTGTATTTTAAAGGGAGTTACATTAGGGGATGGATGTATTGTGGGTGCAGGTGCTATTGTTACTAAGTCTTTTCCATCGGGAAGTATAATTGTTGGTGTCCCGGCCAAAGTAGTCAAACAAAGATGGACATAAAAAAACACTTCGACAATTTCTATTCCGACCCCTTATGGTTTGATAACTCAGACCATGCTGACCACCGCCTGGGAAGGGTAATGGAGTTTATTGAAAGATATTCCAAGCACTTGGATGTGGGTTGTGCCAACGGATTATTTACTAAATTTTATCTAGATAAGTATCCTGATACGGAAGGATATGGAATAGACATATCTGATGTAGCAATAAGTATGGCTAAAGAAAACTGCCCACAGGGACATTTTGTTTCAGGAAGTGTATTTAATATGCCTTACGAAAATAACTCCTTTGATATGGTTCATAGCACAGAAGTAGTTGAACTCCTAGAAAACCCTCAGGGGGCAGTAGATGAGTGTTACCGTGTTTTAAAGAAAGGGGGGATATTTATTACTACGATACCTTTTGAAAATCCACTACGAGAGGAACATATTTGGAAATGGGATATTTACGAACAAAGGGTCCATGAGAAGAGCCGAATGAATAGAGATACTTTGCATCAGTTTAAGATAATTAAGGAAATACCCAAATTCTATAATGACCGAATGTTATATATTATCTGTCAAAAATGATAAAACTATGTGACCTTACACCTCCAAATGGTGTTTATAAAGCCGTTGAAGATGTTCTTAAAAGTCAACGTTATGTTAAAGGTCCTCTAGTAGAGGAATTTAGTCAAAAGTGGGCAGATAGATGTGGAATGAAGTATGGAATCGGAGTAAGTAGTGGAGCTATGGCTTTAGAGCTTGTAACTCAGGTTTTAGGACCGATAAGTACCTTTCCTTGGACTTATAAGGCAGTATGGAACGCCTTAGATAGGATTCAGGGTTATCACGAATTTGACCCATTAGAACCTGATATTTACGCCCACCATTGCCATGACCAAGCACCGAAATATAAACCCATGATTGAGGATTGTTCTCATTGTCACGGCTACAAACCTGTGGCAGAAACAGCAATTTTTTCTTTCTTTCCCACTAAAATACTCGGGGGTATAGGTGACGCAGGTATCATTGTAACTAACTCTGATTTTGTTTATAATGAGAGTATGAGAATTAGAGACCATGGGGAACCAAAAGGAACAAACGGGCGGTGTGACGAGATTCAAGCTGCTGCTCTCCTAGCTAAACTTCCATATTTAGATGGTTGGATTAAAAAGAGACAAGAAATAGTTAATATTTATGATGCAGAATTTGGTATAAAAACTAAAGGAAAATATCATTATATTTATACAATAAAAGGTTCTGAAGAAAAAAGAAATAAACTTATAAATATGGGGATTGAGTCAAAGTTTTACTATACTCCAGAATATATGGCCATTCCGCTACACCCATTTTTAACCGATAATGAAATTAAAAAAGTTATTATATCAGTTAAACAATTATGAAAAAGATTTGTGCGAGATGTAAAAATGAGTTACCATTGGATAAATTTTATAAGAATAATAGTGCACCAGACAAATTAAATTATCATTGTATAGAGTGTGATAAAAAATCCAGAGAAAAAAGAATCGACAAAATTAGGATTTATGCACAAAAATATAGAAAAGATAACAGAGAAAAACTAAGAGAGTGGGATAGAGTATATCGTAGAAACAATCCTGAAAAGGAAAGAGCTAGGGCCATCAGATATATAAAAGAAATTAAAGAAGAATTATTTATAAATTATGGCGGATGTTATTGTAAGTGTTGTGGTGAAAAAGAAATTAGTTTTTTGACACTTGACCACGTAAAAAACAATGGGGCAGAGGAAAGAAAAAGTGTTTTTGGTGCACAAAGAAAAGCTGGATACCATTTTTATATTTGGTTAAAGAATAACGGATTTCCTAGAAAGGAAGATTATCAAGTCTTGTGTATGAATTGTCAATTTGGTAAACAACAAAATAATGGAATCTGTCCACATCAAAAAAGGGAGAAAAAATAAATGCCTACTTCATGCGTAATCGGAAATGGTTTCATTGCGAACAAGCACAAAGAAGCAATCCTAAAAATGGGTTGGGACTACCTGGGGGCGTACGATATAGTGCCTTCACGTAGTGACCTAGAATTAAAGGATTTGGAAAACGCAGACATTATTCATATCTGTACTCCAAACGCTTTCCACGTGCCCTACATGGAGAGATTTCAACATAAAAAACTTATAGTTGAGAAACCTATCTCGGTAAATATGGACGTTCCTGATGTAGATGCTTGTGTATGTTATCAAAGAAGATTTGATAAGGGAGCAATAGCAATGAAAATACTCTGTAACAGTCTACCACCTAATAAGATAATCTGTAACATTCTAGTCCCTAGAGATAACTTTTATTGGGAGTGTTGGCGTGGGGACGGTGCGGTGAGTGGTGGTGGAGCTTTAATGAACATCGGCATACATTATATTGACCTTTTACAGTGGTGGTTGGGCGAAGGAGTGATAGAAGATGTAAAAATAGGCTATTTTAATAGAGTAATGGATGAGACTGCTTATATTAAAATGAGGTTTGGTAATACAGAAGTAGATTTTCACTTAAATGCTCGTCACAACGTCCGCAAAATAGAATACATCGCCTTTTGGGATGATTCTTACTTCATCTACGATAAAGACGAGGCTACACATTATGATTTATTTAAGGGTTGGATAGAAGGAAACTATGTAACTCCTAAAGAATCGCTTAAAAGTTTAGATTTAATGCTCAAAATCTATGGAACTTACACCGGAGAAATATAAGAATAAGATTACTGTTATTACGCCTACTATTAGACCCGAAGGAATTGATATTGTCCGTCGTGCCTTAGAAGAACAAGAATTTACTGACTTTGATTGGTTAATCTGTTCTCCGTTTGACCCTAAGACATGGGGAACATGGATTCCTGATACTTTTAAGGGTGGTGTTTGGACACTCAATCGTGCTTATAATGCTTTGCTTAGGCGTTGTGACTCAGAACTTATTGTTTCGTGGCAGGATTTTACTTATGCTAATAAAGACACCTTAGATAGGTTTTGGGCTCATTATCAATATGAACCTAAGATGCTTGTCTCAGCCTTAGGAAACAAATATGAGGACAAAACTTGGCAGAAGGTTAATTGGGTTGACTTACGCAAGGGGGGAATGTGTAATCCTAATTATGTAGAGTGGAACTTGTGTTCTTGTCCCTTAAAAGGACTTCAAGAGATAGGGGGATTTGATGAAGAGGCTGATTTCCTTTACTTTGGACTAGATGGATTTCAAGTTAACTATCGTTTAGAAGAAACCGGACATACATTTTACTGCGACTCTAAAATAGAATCTTTTTCTTTGGGTCATGGACGGGTAGAGGATTGGGATAAAAAAAATGGCATGGGTTCTGGTCGGGGAGAACCATATCAAAAACACAAAGCTGATTTACAGAGTAGAAATTTATGGCCTGTTATTGGTAAGCTGTGATATGAGTATTAATGATTTAGATACAAGTAAAGTCTCTAAAGAATCGGTTGAGGTTAAAACCCCAGACCAACTCTCTCCCCCGGTACAGACAGAATTAGAAGCTACCGCAATGGCAGATATACTAGGATTTGATTTAAACGAAGCAAGTAAGTACCAGGACAAAGTAGGCACTCTTTTAGATTGGGCTAAAACTCAATCAGATGACCACTCACCTGAGAACTTAAAATGGATTATTAGAGAACTGTCTTTTAAGATAGGCTCTCCCCCATTGGGTCAAAAACTTGTAAATTGGTTAGCGGAATACGCATACTTACATAAAGAGAGTCAAGAAATTAATAAACGACTCGACAAAATGAAACATGGCAATTAATGAACTTAATCAAGGTGGACAACAAGTCTCTTCGTATGCGGAACTCTCCGAACATGCTGAAATAGAAGGCGTAAGTGGTAAAAAAGTTTTTATAGTTGGCCCTGACGGTAATCAATCTCAATTAGATTCCCTGATTGAAACTTTACAAGAGCTTGTAAGTAGATTAGCTCCTTTAGCAAGTGCAATGAGTTCTGGGGCTCCTGCTTTACGTACTTTCCCTATAAATACAGTAGCAGTTTCTGGCCCAGCTACTTCAGCTCAGGTGGTGGCGGCACTTTTAACACAAACAAATACTTTAAGACTTGACCCAAATAACACTTTGGCTATCGATTCAAATATTAATAATTGTGTTGGAGAATAATATGGAAACTCAAAATAATGTAGCTTTATTACATCGTAAGGAATGGCAAACAATGATGCCAGCAGTTACTGCTTCGGCGGGTAATATGTTTGTTGTTAACGATAATGCCAATATTGCTAGGTTTTCTTTCTATATGACCTCTGCTACTGTTCACTATCTCTATGACCACGAACAAGATGATTGGATACAAGTAACTTCTGGTGCTTTTTCTCCAGCATTAACAGCTGGTGCTTGTGGGTGTTATTCGGATTGGTCTCCTGCTTACACTGCAACAGGTGGTTCAACCACGACTGTCACAGTAGCTTTAAACACTCACAATATAAATGGATTTGTTGTTGGAAAAACGATTGAATTTTTATCGGGTACTGCGGCTAATTTAGGTCAAAGAAGAACCATAACTAAAATCTTAACTACGGGTGTAGCTGGTTCTACTATTACCATTACTTTTGATACAGCGGTGGCCTCTTCGGTGGCTAATAACGATACTTTTAGAATAATGTCGGGTTCGTTCTTTATCTTTACTTCAGGGGTAGTGGCTTCATCTTTTAAAAGATTTGATATTGCCACCATGTCCTGGGGTAATTTCCTTTCAATTACAAATTTGGCTGGAACTTGGGGAACTGACGGCAGAATGGTATCAACTTGTATGTGTGATACGACTTATGACTCAGGTACTGCTTCAAGTGGCAATGCCACTACTTTAAACGACACTACAAAGAATTGGGCAACAGACCAATGGATTAACTATCAACTTAGAATTACAGGTGGAACAGGGATAGGACAAATCAGACCAATTACTGACAGCACTGCAACTTCTATTACAATCGCTTCAGGTGCTACCTTAGACAATACTTCTACTTATGTCATTGAAGGTGATGAAAATGCAATTTATCTAATGGGAAATAACGTAGCTACAACTGTTAAATATTCAATCTCTGGAAATTCATGGGCTAATATCTCGCCTACTGCTGCTAGAGGTGGAAATGCAGTAGCTGGTATGACGGCTGACTTTGTTGGTGTTACTGGTGATACGGGTTGGGCCGACATAACTAACATAAAAGATGGAAAATATATTTATTCTTTTAGGGGTACAACCGCAGTCCTAGATAGACTTTCATTAAATGGTGGTACTAGCGGTGCTTATACTTGGGAAACGGTTACTTATCTACCTAATATTCAGGTTCTAGCTACTGGTTCTGGTTCTGATTGGGATGCTGGTACTGGAAATATTTATTTTCACACTGCCCCATCAGCGTCCATTCCATTAAGGTTTTATCGCTATTCGGTAGTAAAAAACATAGTTAAACCAATTACCACAGATTGGTATTTAGGCGGTGCTGTTAACCAAGGAAATAAAATCTGGATTAGAGCTTTATCTAGTGCCAATCTTATTAAGTGGATTTATTACCTAGCTCATACTTCTACAATTTTAAGAAGGATAATGATTTTTTAAAATATGGCACAAATAGCTAACCAATTAAACCCTTTTCAAGACTACGCGAGTAAAATAACTGTCGTAGGTTCGGTTACTTACATTGCTATTGCAGCTCCAGGTACAGCTCAGGCTACGGCCAAATGGCAGGTTAAAAAGATTGATGAAACTACAGGAGTGGTGATAACTTGGGCGGATGGGAATGGGAAGTTTGATAATAAAGCAACTGATTTAACAGCATTAAGTTATAGTTAATGACTAATAAATTTGACCCTATATTAGGTAGATACAGACAGTCAGATGTTAGTTCTATAAGTTCTGGTGCAACTGACCCTGAAACCGCAACAAGTGGTCAATGGTTTATAAATACTACTAGTGATACTTTAAAATTTTACTATAACGGTGTCTGGACTATAATACAGCAATTACCTCCTGATGCTCCAACAATCTTTTCTATTAATAGTGATGAAACTTCACCCGGAAGTGCTGTGGATGCTACCTTGACGGTTGTCGTCAATGGGGTTCAAAATGGCGACTTGGTAAAGCTTTACGTTGATGGAGTAGAGGACACTTCAGGTACTGCAACAACGACAAGCATTACTTTAACTACCAGTGCCTTGACTGTTGGAGAATATCCGATTGATGCTACTACAACTAGAAATTCTGTAGAATCAAATACCTCTGAGGCTTGGTACTTTGAAGTTCTTACTCCAACTGCTCCCACAATCTATTCCGTAGCCGGAGATACTTCTGGAACTTTCACTAGTGATGACCCAACCCCAGATGTGGTTGTAAATGATGTTGTTTCAGGGGATTTGGTTACTGTTTATGCTGATGCCGTTGAGGTTGGTTCTGGCACCGCCTCAACCACTTCAATTACAATTACCACAAGTGCCTTAGCTGAAGCAGAAAATAGTTTAACAGCCGTTATAACTAGAAACGGATTAGACTCGGCTGAATCAACCGCCTTCCTTTATACTTATGAAGCTCCTGCATTCTCAGCTACAGGTGGAACTGAATACACTGTTAGTGGGGTTAAATATCATAAATATTTATTAGCAGATACTGCTACTGATTTTACTGTAAGTGGCTCTGGTGATGTTTCTGTTCTATTAATAGCTGGTGGCGGTGCAGGCTGTGCCGGAGGCGGAGGTGCGGGTGGAGTTCTTTATGATAATGCTTATTCACTTACGGCTGGTGCTATTGAGGTAACCGTAGGAGATGGTGGAAATTGGGTTAGTGGTTCTGCTAATGGTGGTAGTGGTGGAAATAGTGTTTTTGGAAGTTTAACAGCAGTCGGAGGTGGTGGGGGTGCTTGGAATAATGGCCCTGACGGTGTAGGTAGTAGTGGAGGCTCAGGTGGTGGTGGAAACTTTACAGGAGCTGGAACTTCTACTCCAGGAACTGGAACTGCTGGTCAAGGATATGATGGTGGAGATAATGCCGGACAAAATGGTAATGGTTATCCCGCTGGAGGTGGTGGAGGTGCAGGGGCTTTAGGTGGAGATGCTACTTCTGGTCAAGCTGGCGGTGGAGGGGTTGGAATTGATACTTATTCAGATGTGTTAGAAGCAGTTGGTGAGGGAATCCTTAGTACCACTTACTGGATTGGTGGTGGTGGTGGTGGTGGATGTTACAACGGAGGCAGTGCTGGTAATGGTGGTCTTGGTGGGGGTGGAAATGGAGCAGTTGGTGGAACGGCAGGTAGTGCAGGAACAGATAACACTGGTGGTGGTGGGGGTGGATGTAATGGTACTGGCGGTAGTGGTGGTTCTGGAATGGTAATTATTTACTATGCCGTTTAAGCAGAATGTACAGTTGTAGTTATTAGGGTAGTTGGTTTAGTTGTAAATATCTCCGTTGGTTATATAAACTAAGGTATGAGCACAACATTAAGCGAGATATTAGTAGGCGTAAATGCCTATACTGATTTAGAATCTTCACTTCCCACAGGTACTGAGTTACTTACGAGATGTGAATTTGCTAAACAAGCCGTCAGAGAATGGGCGGCAGCTAGTCAATGGCCTGAGTTAAGTAAAACTTGTGTCGTGGCGACTAGTACATTAGCAACCATTTCCCTTCCTTTAGATTTTTTAGAGTTTCAGGCCGCACCTCAACTGTTAGAGAACACCGTATGGACAGAATACCCAGAGATTAAACAAAAAGACAAGTATGGTATGGGTGACTCTGATAGATATTGTTATCTTTTAGGAGATTCGGCTGCTGGATACAAAGCGGTCTTTAACTATCTAACTGCATCATGTACTCTTTCAATTCCTTATCAAGCTCAACCCTCATTAATGGCGACCCTCGCAGATACGTGTATTGTCCCTGACCCAGAATTTGTTAAGACTAAAATAATCTCTTACGTTCTTCAATCAAGGTCAGATGACCGCTTTCCTATTGTAAATGCTGAGGCTGGACGATTATTAAGCAATATGATTGGTCGTTCCCAATCAACTCCCAAAGGTGGAATCAATCGGATGCCTCACAATTCTACTTTTGTCTTAGAATAATGGCAATTATACAAACACAAGCTAATGCTTATAAAAAAGCAAAAGATATTTCTCTTGAGTGGGACACATGGAAGTTAGGATATAACTCCCTTCTACGTCCCACTGAATTAAAGCCACAAGAATATGTTACCGGGGATAATATTATGCTTACTGGTTCAGGTGTACCTACTGGAAGGTGGGGTTCACAAAAATACTGGTTAGCTTACGAAGGTGCTGGAATTAAAGGACTTGGACTCTATGCTACCGGGGGTTCGTTAAGCGAACTTATTGCTGTATCAGGAGGTCTTGTAAGTAAGGCTCAGGGAGCTTCTTATTCAATAATCACAGGGACTTCCTTTCCGACTATTTCAACCATACGTATGGAACAATTAGGTGGAAATACTTACTTGGTTTCACAAAATTCTCCTTTTTCTTATTACGATGGTACAGATGTAAGTATTTTTGCTACTATTTCATCTCCTACGGGGACTTATGCTACTAACTTCTCAGGTGCGACAGGACCAAACATTCAATCTTATAAAATCGTAGCTCTAGCCAACTCAGGTGGTTCGACTAATCCTTCAACTAACTATGTTATTTCCAATCTTCCTTACGACCTATCAAGTACTCAGATTCATGTCTTTTGGACGGGTGTAAGTGCAGCTGCTTCCGTTCTGACTGGATATGAAATTTATCGTGGTCCTCCAGGTGATGAAACCTATCTCTCGGCAGTAGGTCCTTCACTAACTAAATTTATAGATAATGGTGATTTAGCTTCGGAGATTAATGTTCCACCCAAAACAAATACCACTGGAGGAATTAACTCGGAAATGATTGCTAAGGTAAACGACAGATTGTGTGTGGTAGATAAAAACGACCCAACCAAATTGCTTATTTCAGGACGTTATCCTCATCAGGACAAGTTTTCGTGGGCAGACGGTGGGGGATATATTTATATTGACCCTGATTCAGGAGATAACATCACTGCTATTAAAAGTCAGGCTGGTTCAGACAAACTAATTGTGTGGAAGAATCACTCTGTATGGACGGTAACTTTAGATACTACAACTATTGGAAACTATGTTGTTCTAGACCCTTCTTATCAACCAATCTCGACTCTTGTGGGGGCGTGTAATCCCGATACGGCTCAGGTTGTGGAAAATGATGTCTTCTATTTTGGAAGAAAAGGAATTTACGTTGTGGGTTATGAACCTAATTTTTTAAATTTAATAAGAACAAACGAAATTTCTGCACGGATTCGTCCTTATCTTATGGGTTTAAGTGCTGATGACTATCTTCACGTTTGTTCAATGTATATCGACAATAAATATATTTTAAGTTTTCCCGACCGAAAAGAAATGATTGTTTATGACCGAGAGAGAGGTTCCTTTTTAGGGATTTGGAAAACTCCCTGGGGAGTTAATCGCATGCAAAAGTATGTCGATTCTTCAGGAACAGAAAGGTGGATTCTCGGTAGAAGTGACACATCTCAAATTTATAGTTTTGAATCTTCATTAAATTCAGATGATGGAACAGCTATTCAAAAAGTATTTAAGACTAAAAAGGAAGATATGGGACACTGGTCAGTTCTAAAAATGTTTAAATTAATTTACATGATGTTTAGAAATGTAACCGGTCAAATGACAGTTAATATTCAAGTAGAGGATAGAAACGGAGTAGTAAGTACAGTTAAAACCTTTACAGTTGATGGAGCATCTGTTTCCGGAACTACAGGCTGGGGGTCTGATTTGTGGGGAAATGTTCAATATGGACAAACCTCGGGAGAAGTGGTTATTTCTTTAGATGAAATACCTAGATGGTCACAACTTTTTAAGGCCGGAAGATTACTACAATTTGAAATTACAACCACACAAGCAAACGCTAATTTTGAGTTATTAAACATTCGCATCACTTCGGGATTATTCAGTGAAGGTTCACTTAGTAATAGTCAAAGGGTATAGACCTATAATATATAATGATTATATTTGATTTAACACTTGTTGCAATTAATTAATTTAATTAACTAAACTAAACTATATGGCATTAACAGCAGTAAACGAAAATCCTTGGGGTTCTAATTTAGGAGTAGGTTCTAATACCGCTCCCGTTTTTGTTAACCCAAATCCAATTCATAAAGGTTCGTGGTTAGGTTTACCAGATTTAAGTATAACAGAATCATTAAAAGGAACTATTAATACTAATGCACCCACCCCGATTGACTTATCACAATATAATAATGTTCCGACTATTGAAGCATATAAAAATAGAGGGTGGAATGATTTAGCTGCTATTAAAGCTGATATTGCCAATAAGGGTTCAACCTATCAAGATATAATAAACACTAATAATAGTGGTGGAACGGGCGTTTCTCCTACTCCTCAAGCAAAAACCTATACCTATAATGGTAAGACCACAACCTCTAATAATCCAAGTGAAGTTTTTAATCAATTAGGACTTAAAGATACGGAC